TTCTCTTTCTATAAAAATTAAAAATCCTTTTTCTTCTTTTTTTAACCAAAACAATTCATCTTTAGGATATTCAATATATCTTATATCTGTTATTATTCTAACATTTTTATTAACAAAAGTTTTGTTATTTTTTAATTGGTTTATAAAATATCTGCCTTGAGTTATGCGTCTCATAAGACGACCATATTCAACAAGTATAGGTCTTATAACTTCTTTTTCTTTATCATTTAAAGTAAATGTTGAAATATTAGTTCGACTTTTAATAACCTTGTGTAAATCTTTTTTAATAAAATCTCCAGCTATTGAAAATCTTTTTGCGTTAATTTTGTTTTGTTTAAATAAGTATGTCAGGGTTGAGCAAAGGGTATCTTTACCCGCTCTTGAAGCTCCTGATATACCAATAAGTGGATAAATCGTACCGTTCACCATAAGTTTTTATATATACTATAATATTTTACTCATATGGCTAATGCAACGATGAAAAGTTATGAAGATGCTTCTGGTTTATCTCAAAAACCACAATTATTAAATTTTTTAAGAAACAAAGCAGATACTCCAGCACAGTATATTGCGTGGTTAGAAATTTTAGGTAAAGGATACGGGTGTATTGGAGGTTCAGTAACATATGAGAATGAAAAACAAGAAATTACGCCTGCTTTTTATAAAAATTTTATCCGAATATTACAAAAAAGTGGTTGGTATGATGATGTTAAAACTTTATCACCTGCTGGTAAAAAAGAAGAAGTTGAAGATGTAGGTCAAGACGGTGCTTGGACGAGATATACCACAAATTTAATAAACAATCCAGTTACAGGTCCAGCTGTTAACACTCCATGTTTAGGCGCAGACCTTTTAAATCAAATCCATCCGGATTTCGTTAATAATTTAGAAAATTTTTGTAATATCATAAGAACAAGAGCTTGGCTAGCTATACCAGCAGGTGCTATGGGTTCTATCGGCTCTTTATTGTGGTATATCACAGGAGCTGTTAATGCTTTTTATCAAGCTCTGATATGGATTTATCAAGGTATGGAATTATTAATCCAACAATTTTTTGCGATTATATCTTCTGTAATGAGACTGGTGCAACAATTAATCATTAGTGTTATAGAAAGAATCATTCCATTGGATTTAATATGTACTATTTTAGATACTGTACAGGTTATATTAGATGATATTGGATTTTTTGCTTCTTTATTTGGTGGATCCGATGGATTGTTTAATACTTTAAATGCTATTCAAAATGTTGTTAACATATTATCGACTGGTATTAACTTTGTATATAACCCATTCGGTGCAGTTCAATTTTTCTTTCCTAAGGAAGTCGCTGCAGTTATGAATTTAGCTAATCAATTACAAAATTTGCCGCAAAATTTATTGTCTCAGGTTTTAACAAATTTTGGATTTTTTACAGCAGCTAATAATGAAGGGCTTGCTATAGCCGCTGCTATTATTCAAAGATATGGTTTAGGTTCTCAATTAGGTCCTTTGGCTCCATATATCAACCAATTAGCGGCGCAAGCGCCTAATAAAGCAGCAGAGCAAGGATGGTATAGAGTTGGAGGTTCCTCTGCTGGAGCAACATACGGTAATATAACACCAGCAGCCCCTTACACTCTGATCAGTCCTATAGATGGGTCACCTTTAAATATCAATTTAAATGATCTATTAGGAGGAGTAAGATCAGAACCATTTGACTTTCAAGCTCAATAGCAATGAAACCAGTATATGGTAATCATCTAGGTTGGGTTGTTAATACCCAAGAAGATCCAGAACAAAGACAACGAGTTCAGGTTTTTGTGCCTTATCTAACAAATACTCTTTATAAAGAATGGAATCAAGAGTTGACAGATATAAAATTTAAAAATCCTAACGAATTAGGAACTCAAACCTTAACAGTTTTACAGCAAGTTTTGCCATGGGCTGAATGTGCATCTCCTATATGGGGAGATTCAACTTCTATGAAGCTCAACGGTCCTACTGGAGTTTTATCTGTTAATGGTGGATCTACATTTAATCCAGGTGCTGGAGTAGGTGGTTTAGATAACGTATTATCTTCTGGATTACAACAAGGTGCAAACGCAAATATATATCCGTTTTGGGATGATATAAAATCAAAATATAGTGGAGTGCAAAATTGGGGTATTTGGGGGGATGCAGCACACCGATTAAGAAAAAGTGATCATAATACAGGAGATGCTTTAGATGTAGGAATTTCTAGCACCGCTCAAGGCACAGAAATATCTCAATATATTATCAACCAAGCAGGTTCTGGTGGTAACCCTTATAATGTTAAATATCTTATTTTCAATGGTCAAATATGGTCCCCTAGCAAAGGTCTTCGTCCATACACAGGCAAAAATCCTCACAGTGGACATATACATATTAGTTTCAACAGAGGCAATTCAACAGGATCAACTGCAGCTGGTTTAACCTCTCCTACTCCAGACCAAGAAGGAGATCAAGAAGCAGCTGCCAACCCGTTATTGTCACCAGTGAGTGATGCTGTAGCCAATCCCCAAAAATACATGGGATTAGATTCAGATAAGACAGCAAGCGGCATCACAGGACAAAGTTCAACCGGTAGAGATCCTAATTTAAACGACAGGTCTCCACCGCAATTTGGAACAACTTCAAACGGTTCAAAATATATGTATGGAGTTGCTTCATCTTATGGATTTAAAGGCGACAAAGATAATGGATACAATTCTTTAGGTATGTTGAGAGGTCAGCAACCTTGGTACGGACAATATCCAACAGTTGCTTTAAATCCTAATTATGCAAGACAAATAGGAGTTTCATTACCTTCTAAAAATTCTAATGGTTCATGGAATTTGTCAAATTCTTTGGTTACTTTACAATACGGTGGAAGAACTGTAACAGCTGTTTATGATGAAAACGGGATGTATATAAATCCTAACTCACAGAATAAAGTTGTAGATTTAACACCAGAAGCATTAAGTGCTTTAGGAGTTTCAAAAACTGGAAATGTATACGGAGTTGCAGTTGCGAGTGGTGGAAGCGTTCCTGGTGATGAATTTGAAACTTTACCTCCAATAGGAGGAGGAGGAGTTGCTCAAGACGGTACACAAGATCCTTCAGATATACTTCAGGTTAATCGAGCCGGAAATCAAGGATCTGAACCAGATACAACTATAGGAGGTAACGGATCTCCTAACGGTATGTTTTCTGTTCCGGCTTTTGGTTCAAAGGTTTGGGTCTTTTTTTATGACGGGGATGTCCAAAAACCTATATATTTTGCCAGTGTGATTGAGCCTTCATCGGGGCAAACTAGTTAACAGCAACTAAATAGTAAACATGGGAATTTTTAGAAACGTTAAAAATAAATCTGCAGAAGAATCTACACATCAATTAGGGTCAGAAGGCGGTGGATTTAAAGTGCGAAAATTATGGTCACGCGGAGAAGATTCTTCTAATGTACCTAAAAATGATTCATATGTCCTAATACAAGATTGGTGGGGTTCTTTAATTAGATTTTGGCACAATCATATTATAGTTAGAACTCCTGGTGACTATACTACAAATGTAGGAAGTAATAGATTTGAAAGCACTAAAGGAGATGCGCAAAGAGTTATTGGTGGAGATAGTAGAAAAGTAACATTAGGCGACGAGAAACAAGTTAAAGGCAAGCAAAATGAAAAAGAAATAGAAGCAGCTAAAAAACTAAATGACATAAACAAAAAAGTTCAAAAAGCTAGAGCAGACGCAGCAGAACAAAATAAAACTAAACAACCTTGCCCAGTTTGCAATCAACGCCATTTAGTTGATAGAATGTCAGACAATTTAATATCAGTATTTGATACTATAGAAAAATATCTTGGATTGGTTATACCTTTTAAATGTTTTCCTTTTGATATAATAGCGCTGCTACTATCTTTATTAGCTGCACCATTCCTATCATTGGCTCAAAATTTTGGTTTAAGAGGTAAAGGATGTCAAAGCCCTGGTTGTAAAGATGCAATGGTAGAAGTACCAAATCTTAAAAAAGTAGATAAAGCAGGAGCCGATGCTATTAAAGCAGAACAAGCAAATATCAGTAAATGGTCAAAACAATTGGCTTCTGGCGGATCAGAAACCGTTACTTACAAAACAGATGTAATGGTAAAAATAGGTTTACAGAAAAATGATCCAGACCTTAAAGATATTTATAGAGAAGTAGGAAGTCATACATTCCCGATGCGATGGGTTCCTAGTGAAAATAAACCTGATGTATTAGCATATGATTCTAAAGGAAGTGCCAAAAGAGTTCTATTTTTACCACCACAAAGAACTCAAGGTAGTTGGATGTACGATGTTGCAAACAATTTTACTATTAATGCTGGTGCGCCTGGAATAGATCTTCAAACATCAGGGCAATTAACTGCAGATGTTGGTTCAATATCTTTAAAAGCAGGAAGTGGTGAAGCTTATATAGGTTCAAATAACGTTACAACAATAAAAGGTAAAAATGTTATAATAGATGCAAGCGATTCAAGCGGAGACGCTGGAGTTGTAGTGCAATCTCCACATACTATGTTTCAAGGATCTTTAAATGTTCGTGGTGATGTCGCATTTAAGGGTCATTTAACAACAGACGGAGCATTATCTACCCCACACTTAATAGTTCCTAGCATGCGAACGGAATCAACTACAAATGCTACCTCTAAATTTAAAACAGAAGGAGCAAACTGGGCAGCTGCCGCTTGTGTAATAAATGGTGCTAATTTGGCTAAAGACGTTGTTCTAAGATATGTATTCCCCGGATATATAACAACTATGGCAGGAGTGGTTGCATTGGCAACTGAAGTTTACGATTTAATTAATACATGCGCGCAAATAGAACCTTTCCCAACCGGAATTTACGCAGGGTTTTGCGCTAATGCCGCTGGTCCGGGCGTTTCTTGGGGTCTTATTTGGAATTTTAAACACAATCATATTAGAGCTGGAGAAGATCATTCGCATACAGTAACTTCACCTAAAGCTAGTTATTGGAATACTAGAAGAGGATGGGGAGGAGAAAGAATGGCAGGTAGTCCTATTCCTACACCTGCTCCAGGTTTTGGAGATAGTATGTCACCTGGTCCTAAATCAAAATCTGGCGGGTCTTGCGGAGGGGGAGGTTTATGGACTAAAATACGTAATGATAATTATAATCTAGGAGATGATCCTTTTAACGGAGGCAATTATGTGCCAGCTCCTATTATAAGACAACCAGACGGAACCATACTACCTACACCTCAATTTAGTTATCTATACAGCTGTGTTCCTTATACTTCATCACTGTACACTACCACATTTGTACCTTCGACTGGAAACTTTGTAGTGCCAGTACCCGGAACAGAAACAGATCCAGGATTTGGAAAAACTCCCGATTGTTAAGACGATTATTTATCGTAAGAAGCGTAGCTAGGAATAGGTGCTAAAAGAGCCTGATTAACTCCCTGAAATTCTGGTTGAATTAGCTCTTGTGTTGCCGTGCTTATTGTGAGATTTAACGATGTTGCTACGTAATCTTTTTGCTCGTAATAATATCTAAAAAATTTATTTTCAGATTGTCTATTAGTTCTTACAAAGAAAAGAGGAATATCTGCATATGTATATAAAAATACACTCCAGCCTTTATTTAAATATTCAGTTTGTAGAAAATTAACAAAACCATCCGCATCACTAACAATTGCCTGATTGTATGAAACTGTAACAAAAGAAATCACCTCTTCTACATCCATTGGTGTAGTGTCTACACCTCTACAACTGTCACTAACTTCTTTAACTGGCGTACCGTCTTCTGTACAAATATAATTTTCAATTACTTGGCATCCTCCTGCTCTTTGTATGTCTACCAAAAGTTCTATTTTTCTTTCGTATCTTTGATACACTGAAGATAATAAAGTTCCTAATGTGAATCTAGGATCTCCAACTGATTGTAAAGATTCAAAATCTGGTCTTTGTGCATCTATAGCAAAGTCTGGTTCTCCTGCAATAACTGGATCGACATCTTCTAACCCAGCTAATCCTGCAATGTAGCATAAATATTTTTTCCTATCTAAAGGCTCTGTTGAAGTAATAGATGGAAAAGTCGTTTGAGGTTTGTATACTGTTTTTTTGGTGGCGTCCATAATAGACGCATAGTTAGCCTGAATTGTGGGATTCGCTTTTAAAGATTCGTATATTCGATTATATGTTTGGTTGTCCATATTTTAATTATTATCAAAAAAATTACTTTGTTGTTGTTGTATAAATAAATTTTTAAAAAATTCCATCAAAGCATCTTTATCTTTGGGTGAATTAAAATTTTGAATTACAACTCGTTGACCTTCTAAATTATATCCTAATAAAATATAAGAGTCCATATACTCTGTAATAATAGATCTAAGAAGAGTTAAATCTCTTGCGACAATTTTATTATCGTAATGGTGTTCTTTGATCCATTTATCTAAAGCTTTTTGCAATTCTGCATCATTTATAGCATCTGACACAGATTGTTTAGTAGTTTTAGGAACATCTACATCCTGTAGATGTACACCAGATAGTGAAGGAACTAAATAAACTTTATCCTTTTTACTATTAGACTTTCCTTTACGCGCCGGCATAAGTGGAGGCCTTATTATTGATTCCAAATTTAACCAAATATTCGATAATAACCTCTATCGAACTGGTTTTAATTTTGAAACCTTCAGGGATATATTGACCGCCATCACTCATTTCAAAGTATTCTTCTCCTAATTCATTTTTATTATTATAGCATGTAACTAAGATAGCTGACACTTGTGGATCTATAATAACAGTCCATGATCTTGGATCCGGAAGTCTATACTCATTAAAAAGTTTATCAACAACGTAACCGCTATCTCTCAAACGTTTAATGAAGTAACTGCATGTGGTGATTTTATTTTTAGCCATATATTATATTTAATATTAAAGGGTTATTTTACCAGAGCGGAAACTATATATTTTAATTCAACATCTTTTTCTTCGTTGTTGCTAAACACAAAGACTTTATATTGATTATTTATTTTAACTTTAATATCTGATTTATTTGATATTAAGTTTTTAAAGACTTCTATACTAATTGGTGTAGGTTCTTTAATTTCTTCCCCAGTATAGTCATTTGCAGCAACCATACGCATATGGTCTACATTTTGAAGAGTTTTATCATTAATTTCTGCATATACTTTATTATCTTCTGTCTGAAAATAAATTTTGGTTAAATCTGATGCAAAAACATAAGCGGATAAAATTTGTCTAATTTTACTATTAGGTATAACAAATTCCGTATCAAATTTTAGCTGAGTGATTTTATTTATATTAACTGGAGTTTCTCTAATAACACTATCATCTACTAAATGGTATTTAAAATAAGTTTTTTCATTAGTCTCAGAGTCTTTTGATTCACATTTGATATTATTCTCTGCGAGGTAAACTGTAAATTCTCCGTTTTCGCCTAAACAATCTAAACCAGATATTAGTTTTTTAATGCTTATTAAATTTAGTCTTACTTTGTCTGTTATCGAAATTGGTAGCTGAGCTTTAGCATATAAAATGACCGTATTATCTGTAGAAGAACAAATAGTATATAAATTATTGTTTTCGACTTTTAAAACACAGCTTTCGGTTAACTTATTAACTGGTCTAAGCAATTTTTCTAAATAACTTTTAGGCAAAGGAAGAACTTTATTAGACATTTTTTTTGTTTTCTTTTTCTAAAACATTACAATAAATTTTTCCGAACATACCAGTTAATTTAGTTAAATTACTGCTTATTCTTTCTAAATGTCCTTTAATAGCTTTAATATCTTCATCTGAAGTTGCTAAAGACTGAGCTGCTGGTGCAGGAGGAGGTGCTTGAACTGGAAGTGGTGGAGGAGGAGTCGAAGGACTATCTGGCACCATTCTTTGCACAATTGCTTCAGACACATATCCTTGATTAGCTTGATTTTGAATTGGTTGTTTACCAGTGATAGGTGCAATGAACTTATTAATATCTATCCTATTGTTAGGAGTAGAACTTCTATCAATCATCAGCTCATCAACTTTACTCATTTCACTACCGACCATTTTAGCCAGTATAGCTGCATTTAAAGCTTGTTGCTGTTGTTCGTTCATTAGCTTAAATCTCTGCCAGCATTAATCACACTAACTGCTACAGAACTATGAATACTTTCATAGTGATTAACAATCACCAAATAATCTTTAATGCGTTTGTCTAAGTCTTTGTCAAGTTCAACAGCTACTTTACGAACCATGTCTTCGACAAATACTGGATTTTCATACATTAACTCTGTTTGATACGCTTCGTCTACCCTCTTAAGAGCATTAACAATAGGTGCAGAACAACTAGTTTCAACTGCTTGAACTAATTCTTCAAACCAATAAACATTTTCTTTAGTTCCAACATTAGCTAGCTCTACAGTAACGTCTGCGTATGATTGCTGATTATGTGCTCCGTAATCACTAATTTCTTTTGAGCAAGGGCAAAGAGATGCATACAACACATTTGCGTGTAGATAGTATCTTTTTTCTCCATTAACCAGGCGCCCTTCTAATGAACCTTTATAGTCCATATGAGACTTAACCTTTGAAACCGGAGCTTCTTTCATAACGAAATAATCAAATTTAATTTTGATATATGCATTCTCTGATTTCAATCTGGTTTTGCATTCGTCTAACAGAGTATCCATAACCTCATCAATACGATGTGTTTTATTTGCTAAAACTTCTTCAACCAGAATACGGTAACGGCTCATGTTGGTGCCTTTAACTTCTGGTGTTAGGTCTGTATACATACTAATAACCGCTTTAGAAGGGTTAATAGAACCGTCTTTCCTGACTATTTCAAGAGGAACGACAATATTTCGAGAACCTACTTTAGGTATATATTTCTTCGGAAATCCGTCGAGTGTATTTTGAATATCAGGTATATCGTTGTTAGTTTTGATTCTAGGCATATGTTTATTTAATCTTGGTAGTTTAAAATTAAAGGTCTTTGAGAAGATCTTGAATGCGATCATCCACGTTAGATTCTTGAGTTTGTTCTACTTTATTTTCTAAAACTGATTGTGGAGGTGTGATAAACTCTTCTTCCTCAACAGATTCCGTTTTATGAACAACTACTTCTTCCTCTTCACCTAAGAAATGAACTTTTAATAGTTTATTAATTTCTTCTGTGGTTTTGTGTTCAAAGATACTATCCATTGATTTGAAGCTGTTGTAAACAGCTTCAAGGTCAGTTGCACCTTCTAAGACACTAGGAGACATGAATTTAGACGAGACATAGGTTGGATAACCTCCTTCATTTTGTTCGACTTTAATGCGAAGATTACATCCTTTTTCCGAAAGATCAAATACCTTTGCTCCAAATTCTTCAGAGTCATCTCCACTAATAGCATCTGTAACAATTTTATTCAATTGTTTACCCATACGAAGAATTTTAACTTGTCCTTGATTCTCTGGAGTTGTAGGATCTTTTACAACATATACATTAACCAACCAATTTTCATTGCGGCGAATTGGTTGAATACGTTTAATTTCTCCTTCGTTGTTTGTACGATAGATTTTAGAGCGATATTCATCGATAGGACATCTCTCACCGTAAGTTGTCGGGCAAAGAACAGATACTAATTGATTGGTAACTGCACTTTTCCAAAGGTGATGGTAGTAGTGATAAATTGTTCTTTCTGGAGCTTGAATATTAGGAATGAGTCTTACAAGATAGGTGTTGCCTATCTCTAATTTCATAAAATCTCTAAATCCGCTTTCAGTTGTAGTTTTTTTATTGAGGGCTTCTTTGATTGATTCGAATAGGTTTGATGTATATTTCATATGTTTTAATGTGTTTGTTTGTTTAATATTAAGTTCGAATTAACTTTTGTCAACTCGGATTTAATAAAATCTTTAATTTTTTTGGTTCCTTCTTTAACGTATCGTTGCGTTTGTTCGGAATTGTAATATCGATTTTTATAAGCTGGTAAATTTGTCAATAAACTAGGACACCACAATTGTAATTCGTCTTTTTCAAAAGTTTGTAATTCCGAAAAATCTGTTAACTCCATAAGACTGTAAATATTGACTCGATGTTCTTTGTAATGTTGTAGCCAAATAGGCATTTTGCTTATACGGTATGAAGTGTATTGATCTAAAAAGATACTATGCTGTAAACAAAAAGAGGCAATATTATATAAGCTTTCTTTTATTTTTGGCAATTGTTTCTCAGGAGATTGGTCTTCCAATTGCTTTTGATATAATGTGTATGCTTTGATGGCTGCTCTTGTAGTAAAAAATTGTAAAGGAGGGGTTTGCTCGTTTGGATGCAATTGTGTTGGGGCATCAAAAAATTCTTGCCAACTAATGTGAGGAAATTTGCTGAAAAAGTTTTTTAATTTGTATAAATTAATTGAAGTGTTTGGCGGTAAATTTGAAAAATCTTTACGAGGTTGAAATGGTTTACCTTTTCGTAAGCTTTTTAAATAACAGTTATAAATTGATTGTTCGGTTTTATTTAGGTTCAAGGTTTGTTTTTTAGTTTAGATTGTTTGTTTAATTTTGATCGAAAGATCTTTTTATAAATATTAGGTGTGCTTCCTAAATATGCACGTATAATGTTTTGTAAACTTTGCTCTCCTACTAG